CAAGCAATAAAAAGTGTAATGTTTACAGTAATTTACAGGTACCCTAGGCCCTAATCTGAAAATCCAACGGGTCAAATTATTGACACCTACCCCCCCATTTAGGGGGTTGACTGTCAAAAAATTGACGCGCCCTGTTTTGCACTAACAATCGCCGATTTTTTGAACTACCCCCTTGACTATGTGAAATACATTTCCTATTATCATCACAACAACTACAGTCATGGAGGCAAAGATGACAAAATACACAATCAAAGGGGGCGAGGGGCATTCGTTCCACGCAGATACAGACGCGGAGTTCATTCAGGGATTGCGTGAACACCACAAGCAGCCCATGCAGGATGATGGTAAGATGCTCAAGTTGATGGCTGCGACCTACTGTGAGTCTCGTCAGCGTTCATTCAGGTTCTCAAGTGTCCCTGATTTTATTGAGGATTGCGTTAGGCACGGTGTTATGGAGGTTTCTGATGCAGAACGGGCGCGGTAAGAGCAAGTATTCATCATGGACGCCGGAGGATTTAATTAACTTCCGTCAGGCTGCGGGGCTAAGCCGCCGTGAAATAGCGGACAGCTTGGGTGTTTCGTACAGAATGTACTGCTATTATGAGAGTGGGCACACAAAAATAGACTTGCCGCTCGAGTATGCTGTGCGATGGTTGACGCGCTCAGAAGAAAGTAGCGTATCAGTTGAAAATAGGGTCCAAGGTACCCTGACCCCTTTCCAGAGGGAGCGGATAGACCGCTTATTGAATGGTATCCGTGCATACCCCATAGGCGATTTAGACGAGAGGGGGCAGAAAATTTTATCACAATGTGTTGACGAGATTTCAGTATTAATCGAATCGGTTGCCTGAAGAGGCAATTTCGCCTATTATTATGCTATCAAATTAATTTGAGGCAGGCGAAATGATGCAAAACAACCCTATGGGCGCTCCTGCGCCTGCAAATCCTCAGACACCTGGTCTAAATTTTCAAAGTGACCCAGGTATGCGTTCTCAGTTCAAAGGCTTTATGTCGGGCTTGCAGGCCCGGCAGGCTCCTGCTCCTATGATGCAGCCGCCGATGGCGATGCCGACTGTGCCTCAGCAGATGGCAACTACGGATATTTTCCAGCCTGTGCAGGCTTTCGCTGGTGGGGGTTCTGTTCCTCGTGAAACGAGCATGGGCGGCCTGCCACATATGCTTTCGTACATTACGCCAGGTGAGGCCGCTGTTTTGCAGGCTATGGGCGGCACGGGTCAGCCGGGTCCGGGCGGTGTTCCGTCATTTGTATATGACGAAGCTGGTATGGGGATGAGCCGAGGCTCTTTTACTAAAGGCCCTTCTATGGGGGACCGTTCTTTTGATTACACGAGTGCGGGCTTTAGTGACCCTAGCTTAGGCGATGACGACAACACATTAAGCATGGGGCAAACTCTTGGCGCCCCATCTATGGTTGCGGATTTGTTTTCTATGGGGAACGACAACCGTACGCAGCCCGGTCAGGTTCTGGTTGATGCGTTGACGGCTAAAGACGCTAACATTCCTGAGATTGATGCGTTGCAAGACCAAATTAACCGTAAGCAACAGAATGAGGCGGCGCTTGCACAGGCAAATAGAAATGCGGCGATGCAGCAGGCTTCACAGGGAATTCAGTCAGTTATTCAGGGCAATCGTCAGTCAGATGCTGACGCTCTGGCGATACTTGATACCAGTATGGACAATGAGTTATTGAATGGCGCATTAGACACTGGACCAGAGGCGCAAGATGCTTATGAACAGCGCCTTATTGCTGAGTATATTACTAATCGTGGTGGCAATGTATCTGTTGACCCTATGACAGGCCAGGTTTCTGGCAACATTGACCAGGTTTTTGATATTGATACGACATTTGCTCCTTATGAGATTGATGGTATTTCTGCCCGGCCTATTCCAACACCAGCGCCTCGTCCGGGCACTTTGATTGATTACGCTGACCCGACACAGGTTCCGCGTAATTTACCGTCTGCACCGCCGTCTCGTCCGAATGCCATTTCAGAGGCTGCTGCGATACGCAATGCTGTAGACGACACTGGCGGTTATGATACGGCTGGTTTGAATGTTCCGACCCCACCTCAAGTTGGTGATTTAGCCGCTATGGGCGGGGGTGCTTTTCCGGCTGCTCCTCAGATGGAAAGCGTTTTGGACCGTGCGGCGCGTAAGGATGATATGTCTGGCGCCCGTCAATTGGTTCAGCGCGGCTTTGGCGCTGGCATGACGCCAATGGAACAGCTTGAGGCTCGCACTGGTCGTGAGTATGCGCCATTAGGCACATCCGACATTCCTAGCGTTGGCGCTGCACTTCAGGGCGCACTAAACGCTGCTGGGCGCGGCACTTCTCAGAAGCTGCTGGACAGAATTAATGCTGGCGGCACTCCTCAGTATGACAATACAGGCCAGATTGTTGGCGTTTATACGCCGGACAGCGGATTATTTGGTGCCACTACTTACTTTGGCCGACCTGAGTACCGTGACCCTGCGCGTGAGCGGGAAGTTGCCCGTCAGTCTGGCGCGAGCACGCTTCCTGAGTCTGTTCTCAAGATTACCGACCCGAATTACGACTTTGGTGACGATGACGATGCTGCCAATTCATTCTTGCGCCGCTTGGTTCAGGGAAATCTTTTTGAGAAGGGGGGAGAGACACCCACCCCTTTTAGAGCTGGTGGCGGTGTAGGCCGTCAAGATTATCAGGGCGGCACTATGCCTGGCGTTACTGGAAATGTGTCTGGCAGTACGACTTCTGATGCAGCATCTAGCCGAGCCACTGAGGGTGTAAATAGCGGCACTGGACGTTCTTTCTCCGGCGCTGATTTGTACAGCAACCAGAACATGGCGCAGGACAATGTGCAGTCTGTGATGGCTGCCCCTGCATCTCAGCCGCAAAACACTGTAAATGGTGGCCAGCTTGGCTCTCAGTCACCAGATGTTGTGCCTGCCACCGTTTCTGAAGGAGAGTTTTTGAACCCGCTTCAGCCTACAGCTCAACAGCCTCAGAATATTCGTGAGCGCATTGCTTCTGTCGCGGATACTTCTACACCGACCATGGGAAATCTTTTGAGTGATTTGTTTAACTTTAGTTCCGACCCGAATGCGATGAGTGACTTAGAGCGCACACAGCTAGAGGTTCGCGCGGCAAAGGCGGCTCGTGGTGAAGATTACTATGGGCAGAACTTAACGCCGTCACTTGAGCAGGCATATAGCCAGGCTGGCATAGCGGCAGCCCCCGCTCCTGCCGGGGCTCTTCAAAGAGGGGTTTCTGGTGGTCAGCGTGTAAGTGTTCCTGTTGCGGCTCAGTATTTAAGCCCTCAACAGGTGGCAGCGGGCAAACAGGCTGGTGTTCAGATGAGGGGTGAGCTGCTTGGTTTGGGTGGTCGATATAATTAGGTAGATGAGCAATCAATTTGATATACCTCTTGAATTCCTTACTGACGATGAAATAGCAGAGCTTAGTAAGGTAGTAGGGCGATTAGATGAGGTGTCTAAAAGGGACGAGTCGCAGGGCGACTTCATGTCTTTTGTTAAGCAAGTTTGGCCTACTTTTGTAGAGGGTAATCATCACAAGATATACGCAGACAAGCTTCAGAAGGTTGCTGAGGGGAAAATAAAGCGTTTAATTGTGAATATGCCGCCCCGGCATACTAAGTCTGAGTTTGCCAGTTATCTGTTTCCTTCGTGGTTAATGGGTAGGAAGCCCGATACCAAGATTATTCAAGCGACACACACGGCTGAGTTGGCTGTGGGTTTTGGTCGTAAGGTTAAGAACCTCATTGACAGTGAGGTGTACCGCGATGTTTTTCCTGACTTGGCTTTGGCGTCTGATGCCAAGGCTTCAGGGCGTTGGAGTACAAGTAAAGGTGGGGAATATTATGCCGTGGGTGTTGGTGGCGCGTTGGCTGGTCGTGGTGCTGATTTGTGTATTATTGATGACCCTGTTTCTGAACAGGATGCGTTATCACCCACAGCACTTGATAATATTTACGAGTGGTACACTTCAGGCCCCCGACAGCGCCTCCAGCCGGGAGGCTCAATAATTATCGTTATGACGCGGTGGAGTATCCGCGACTTGACGGCGAAGGTTTTACAGAAGCAGGCCGAGGGTGGCGCCGACCAGTGGGAGGTCGTTGAGTTTCCTGCCATTTTCCCTGATAACGACAAGGTTCTATGGCCTGAATATTGGAAAAAAGAGGAGTTAGAGTCTGTAAAGGCCTCTATTCCTGTAGCTAAATGGAACGCGCAGTATTTGCAGAACCCCACTGCTGAAGAGGGCGCGATTATTAAGAGGGAATGGTGGAATGTATGGGATAGCGATAGCCCCCCAGCTTGCTCCTACATCATACAGTCGTATGACACCGCATTCTCTCAGTCAGAGAGAGCTGACTTTTCTGCCATTACTACTTGGGGTATTTTTGACCCTGGCGATGGAGATGGGGAGGCCATCATACTCTTGGATGCCCAGCGAGGTAGATGGGATTTTCCAGAGCTCAAGGAGCAAGCGCTCGAGTTATATGATGAGTTCGACCCCGACATGGTTCTGGTTGAACAGAAAGCTTCCGGCACTCCTTTAACGCAGGAATTACGGCGCATGGGCATTCCTGTGACGCCGTTTACGCCGTCTCGTGGCGCCGATAAATTTACCCGCATGAATGCCTGTGCACCTGTGTTCGAATCTGGTATGGTGTATAGGCCTGATATGAACTTCGCTGAAGAAGTCGTTGAGGAATGTGCCGCTTTTCCTAACGGCGAGCATGATGACTTGGCGGATTCGATGACACAGGCTATACTAAGGTTCAGGCAGGGTGGGTTTATTGTTGCTCCCACTGATTATGATGAAGATGATTACAGAGAGTTTCGTAGGAAACGGGAGTATTACTAATGGCTGGATGTGGTTCAAAACCTAAGAAGATGGAAAAGGGCGGCCCTACCGCTCCCATCATGTCTGATGAAGTAAAAGAGATTCGCAAGAGAAAGCGCAAAGAGCGCAATGCTAGTACAGAGCAAACTGAAATGCCTTCAAAGAAAATGCGCGAAGCTATGGCTAAAGGCTATAAAAATGGCGGCTGTGTGATGTCTGGGCGCGGCGGTAAATTCAAGGGGATTTCGTAATGGGTAAAGAAACTACAACTCAGCGAGTGGGTCAGCTTGCAATGAATAAGCGGGCTCCCCATGTGAAAATAGGCGGAAAGCATAAAGGAATTCGTTTTACCGTGGACAAAGACGGTAATGTTGTTCGTCACTACAAAGACGGCGGCGCTGTCTGTCGTGGCATGGGCGCTGCAATGGGTGGCGGCAAATTTGTAGGAGTTAAGTAAGATGCCTAAGAATCAATATTTAACAGCTATGGAAAAGGCCCTTTTGCAGATTGATAACCCTCAGACCAGAGCCCGCGCCCGTAAGGCCGAGTTAGCTCGCAAACGCGCTGGATTAAAGGTTGCTCAAGATGTAGAAGATATCAAGGCTGGCCGCAGAAACCCGATTATCGAGATTTTTGAAAATATGGCTGGCAAGTATGAAGATGGTGGCGAGGCTAAGAACAAGCCCGGCTCTACTTTTAAGCCTATGGATATGGGTGGCGACATTCTTAATTCATACCTTGAGGGCATTGGCAACAGCAAGGATACCACTGTTAAGGGCGGTGCCAGAAAGCCGAAGCCGAAGAAAATGGCAAAAGGTGGTCATGTTTCTCCTCGTAAGGCGCAGGGCATGATGTATGGCGGCCAGGTTCGAAAGAAGAAGTAATGGAAAAGATTGACGGCCTTACACTGAAGCAGATTATGGTAAAGGGGACGACACAGGGTGTGTCTAGCCTTACCAATGCTCAGTACGATGCGTTCAACAAGGGCAACGCAAACATTAAGGCTGGTGTTCCAAACTTCAGCAAGAAGCCTCGTAAGTACGCTTCTGGCGGCGCGGTTCGTGGTTATGGTGCCGCGACCTCTGGCACAAATTTTAAGGGGATTTTCTAATGATTAGACAAGCTCCAAAGGCTGTGCGGAAAAGCAAAGGACCCAAATTACGTTATGAAGGTGGTAAGTTAGGGGACGCTCCTGACGCTGACGCTTTATTCTTGCAGCTAAGGCGTTTGCAGAGCGGTGATAATACGCTTTATCTTGACCCAGATGCTGAGGCAATAGAAAAAAGCCTTCGCGGCAAAAGGGTTGAGAAAATGAAAAATGGTGGCGCTGTGCTTTCTGGGCGTGGCGGTAAGTTTAAGGGGATTTTCTGATGTCTGTTATCCGCATTGAAATCGACATGAATAGCATTGAGGACATGATTCCCGGCTACGGCGATGGGGATGATGACAACTTCGTGTGCCCTGTTGCTACGCAGGATGAGAATATAAACGAAGAAAATAAACAGGCTGCTGTGGACGAGTATTCTTATGGACCAACAACTGCGACTTGGGAAAACAAGAACGCTCGTTGCGGTACTTGCCAATACTTTAATCTTCAGTCGTCTATGTTGAATTGTATCTCTGAGGGATTAGGCTTGGAGGAAGGTGTGGGCTATTGTGATAAGTTGCACTTTGCTTGCTCTATGGAGAAGATTTGCAATATGTGGGAACTAGGCGTTCCTAAAACAGATGGTGATTTAGAGGACTATCCTTCTGACATGGGCAACCAGAGGGATATTCTATAATGAGGTTGGGACGGATATTTGTAGACAAGGGCAATGCCCTTCGTCCTTGTCCTGGCGCGAGTTTTACCTCCAATCCACGCGCCGCATTGTCCGTTCCAACGCTTTTAAAGGGGTAAGAGATGGCTATTGAAAAGGGTATCGGTTCTGGTGGTGATAACATCATCCCTATGAACCCAGAAGAGCAAATCGACATTGTTGAAATGGCAGCAGAGCCAGGTCAAATAACAATGGATGATGGCTCTGTTCTATTGGGTGATATCTCAGAAGAAATGATGATGACTGAGGTGCCAATAGAAATTCCTTTCGATGCCAACTTGGCAGACTACATGGATGAGTCTGATGCCACCGCGATTGCTTCTGACTTGGTAGGCGATATCGAAGATGATATGAGCTCTCGTCAAGATTGGGAAGATACTTACAAGAATGGTATTGAGCTTCTTGGCATGAAGTACGAAGAGCGCTCTCAGCCGTTTGAAGGTGCCTCTGGCGTTGTGCATCCTTTGCTTGCTGAGTCTGTTACTCAGTTCCAAGCGCAGGCTTATCGTGAGTTATTGCCCGCTGGCGGTCCCGTCCGCACACAAATTATTGGTGATGAGAATAGAGATGTTTTGGCGCAAGCTGAGCGCGTCAAGAATTACATGAATTACCAGATTACTTACGAGATGGAAGAGTATGACCCTGAGTTAGACCAGATGCTGTTCTATCTTCCGCTAATAGGCAGTACCTTTAAGAAGGTTTACTTTGACCCGTTGTTACAAAGAGCGGTGTCCAAGTTTGTGCACGCTGAAGATTTAGTCGTTCCCTATTCAGCCACAGACTTGGCATCCGCCAATCGCATTACGCACATCGTAAAGATGAACAAGAATGAGGTTCGCAAGCTTCAGCTTACAGGTTTCTATTCTGACATTGATTTGCCAGGCGATGGTTATTCCGAAGAAGATTACTCAGAAGTCCAAGAGACTATTGATGACGTTCAGGGCATTTCTCCTACTGGAGACAATGAGGACATTACGTTGTACGAAGTGCATACAAACTTAGACCTTCCTGGGTTTGAGGATTTGGATGCAGAGAACGAAGAAACAGGCTTGCAGCTTCCTTACATTGTTACTATCTGTGAGAAAAACGGTAAGGTCTTGTCAATTCGCCGTAACTATGAGCAGACTGACCCGCTTCGCCGCGCCAAGCCTTATTTTGTTCATTACAAGTTTCTTCCCGGTCTTGGCTTCTATGGCTTTGGTCTAACGCATATGATTGGCGGCTTATCGCAGGCAGCCACAAGCCTTTTGAGACAGCTTATTGATGCTGGTACGCTGTCCAACCTTCCGGCAGGATTTAAAGCGCGTGGTGCTCGTATTCGTGACGAAGATGAGCCACTAAATCCCGGTGAATTCCGAGATATTGATGTTGCTGGCATGGATATTCGTCAGTCACTGATGACCCTGCCATTTAAAGAGCCCTCACAGACGCTGTACTCGCTTCTGGGTACGCTTGTTGACTCAGGACGTAGGTTTGCGTCTATGGCCGATATGAAGGTGGCTGAGATGGGCGGAGAGACGCCTGTAGGCACCACTATGGCTATTATGGAGCGCGGCACAAAAGTCATGTCCGCCATTCATAAGCGTTTGCACTATTCTCAGAAGGTTGAGTTTAAGCTACTGGCCAATGTTTTCGGCAAGTTTATGGCGCCTATGTATCCGTATGCAGTTCCTGGCGCTCCTCCAGAAATAAAGACGACAGACTTTGATGACCGCATTGATGTCTTGCCAGTTTCAGACCCGAACATTTTCTCTATGTCTCAGCGCATTGCTTTGGCGCAGACAGAATTGCAGTTGGTTCAGTCTAATCCTGAAATCCATGGAAATGAGCGCGGCCTATATCAAGCGTACAGAAAAATGTATGAAGCGTTAGGAGTTACCAATGTTGATTCCATACTCCCTCCACCACCTCAGCCACAACCTACTAATCCGGCTAAGGAGAATCAAGAGGCTATGCGAGGCAAGTCTTTACAGGCTTTCCCAACACAGAATCATCAGGCGCATATCGAAGCGCACCTCGCTATTATTGCAACACCTGTGGCACAGGCTAACGCAGCTATAGTGATGACCTTGCAGGGTCATATTCAAGAACATCTTGGATTTATGGCTGAGCAGATGGCTCAAGAAGAAGTTACTTCAGGCCTAACTCAAGAACAAATGATGCAGTTGCAGGCCTCTCCAGAAGGCATGCAAGCATTGCAAGACGACATTGCTTCTCGTGCTGCTGAGCTTGTTGGAGAGCTAACAGAGCAATATGCACAGGCGGTGGCCCCACCACAACAGCAAGACCCTCTAGTGGCCATTCGCCAGCAGGAGCTTGCTTTACGCGGCGCTGACATACAGCGCAGAGCTAAAGAGGCTGAAGATAGAGCCCAGCTTGACCGCGAAAAGGAAATGAATGACCAGATGGAAGCTTCGGCCCGCATTAGCATTCAAAAAGAAGCTCTGGACGAAAAAACCAGAGTTGCAGAGGAGCGCATTCAAACTCAGCGCGATATTGCAGCGTTAAACAACATGTCAAAGGGGCAATAAATGTCAGCAAGTTCACTAAACCGCAAAGTTGCAGAGATAGAAAAAGCCAAGAAAGTGGAGCGTAGAAATGCCGCTATTAAAAGGTACGAGTCAGAAAACGATATCGTCAAACATATCGAAGTTGAGGAGCGAGGGGTACCCGCAGAGACAATCAGTAGCGATAGCCCTGAACCAATCAAAGCCGAAGCCCCAAAGGCAAAGCCCAAAAAAGCAGCCAAAAAAGCCAGTAGCGCTAAAAAAGGGTGGAGTAGTAAAAGGGTTCTCTCCGATAGCTAGGCCACAAAGATTTCAAGGTGTTTTCTAATGAGCGCGGAAGAAGTGGCCCGTAAAATGCTGGAATTACGCATCCTGCCACGATTTATGATGTTTTGCATGACAGGTGTTTACATTAGATGTATTGAATGGGCGCTTAGTCAGCCCGATTTATCTACACAGCAGAGTGCGTTGATAAGCGTAGTTACTGGTGCAATGACAGGTTCATTGGCAGTATGGCTAAATTCAGAGAAGTAAATGGCGGCAAAGCTAAGTGAGAACACTGAGGTAGCACTACCGTTACGCAACATTATTAGTATGGTTGCGGCGGCTAGTCTAGCAACGTGGGCTTACTTTGGTTTGATTGAAAGACTAAACACACTAGAAACTAACCAGACAATGATGCAGTCTGACTTGGAACAGAACACAGAGTTTCGCATCAAATGGCCTCGCGGCGAGATGGGTAGCTTGCCCGCAGATAGCGAACAGTTCATGCTGATAGAACACATCGCCACTGAGCTAGAGAAGTTGCAAACAGAGATTGAAGAAGGTCGCGCGCCGTATGACCAGCAGCAGAAACTTACATTAGAGTTTTACGAGAAGCGTATTAGTGGCCTAGAGGAAAATTTAGAGAAGTTGCGGAACGGTAGCCATGATTGAACTTACTTTTGTTTTATTGTTGGTTATAGGCGGTGAAAGGGCAGAATACACGCCGTACACTTCCTTGTCTGAATGCCTATCTACTAGACGTAAAATAGAAAGAAATATAGGGCGTTATCAAAACGACTTTAACAAGCGATGGACTTGTAAAGAGATGACGGTTAAAATGCAAGACGGGGCTATATTAGAAATAATTAAGTAGTTGGAGGGTTTGTTTGGAGTAGAAAATGGACCCAGCATCCGCCATAGCCATAGCAACAGCAAGCTTTTCCGCCCTTAAAAAGGGCTTTTCTATTTCCAAAGATGTCTACGCTATGGCTGGGGACATCGGCAAGTTTATGGACGCTATAGACTCCATAAAAAGCAATCACAAAGAACAAAAGAAAAAGTACGGCAGTGTTGGAGAGGAGGCTCTTCAGACATTTGTTGCCAATAGAAAAGCTCAAGACATGGAGAATGAGCTTAGAAACTTTCTGATTGCAACTTACGGTCTTAATGCCTGGCAGGACGTTCTCAAGATACAAGCTCAGATAAGAAAAGAAAGGTTAGCCATGCGAGAAGAGAGGCGGCGCCAAATAAAACAGGCTATAGAAATATCTTTCATAGCTCTTGTAGCCATAATAGGTTTACTTGCTGTATATTTATTTGCTATGTACTTAAAAGGGTAGGAGGTTCACATGCTACAAGCTTTGATAGGCCCAGCCACTGAAATAATTGGTAAATTTGTCGAGGACAAAGACCAAAAGAACAAGTTGGCGCATGAAATCGCCACTATGGCAGAAAAACATGCTCAAGAGCTGGCAAAAGGCCAAATGGCTATTAACGCTGAAGAGGCAAAACACCGAAACATCTTTGTAGCTGGCTGGAGGCCGTTTATTGGCTGGACCTGTGGCGTTGCATTATTCGCGCATTTTATTTTATTTCCGTCAGCCGATGTGATTGCCGCGTATCTTGGATATGATGCAGTTTCTTACCCTGCCTTTGATATGGACAGCTTAATGACTATATTATTAGGAATGTTAGGGCTAGGGGGTATGCGGTCTTTTGAAAAGTATAAAAAACTTACGAAGTAATCCGCGCCTGGAGGGGTCATGGACGTAATAGCACTTTCCGAACATTTGTTAAAGAACATCCGACAGCAGAAGGATGACTATGCAACTATGCTGTCGAATGGTGCGGTAGAGAATATGGAAAACTACCGCTTTATAGTGGGTCAAATACGCGGTCTGACTTATTGTGAAGATGAAATTAGGGCCGCGATGAAAGGTGTCATTGAAGATGGCTAAGAAACTATTCGTACCTGATAGGGTTACGGCAAATATGAAGTCTGACGCGCCGCAGACGCAAATCCCAAAGGCGGTAGAAAAAGCTCTTCCACAAGACGAAGAGAACAAAAACACACAGAACCCATCTGAAATGGACGGCTCTGCTTTAGAGAGGTTGCCACAGCCAGTGGGCTATCGACTTCTTGTAATCCCATATTACCCACCAGCAAAGACGAAGGGCGGAATCTACATTCCTGATGCAACTCGTGACAGAGAAGCATTTGCTACTGTTGCTGCGTATGTCGTTAAAGTGGGCCCAGACGCATACAAAGACAAGGATAAGTTTCCTTCAGGCGAGTGGTGTGGTGAAAAATCATGGGTACTTATGGGCAGATATGCTGGAAATAGGTTCAAAGTGGACGGTCTTGAGGTAAGGCTCATAAATGACGATAACATTATCGCCACTATACTTGACCCATCAGATATCTCATATGTATAAATATATTGGAGGCATATTATGAGTATTGAAGAAATGCAAGAAGCAGAAGAAACTCTAACATTTGATGTTGATGAATCGGATGATTTGTCCTCTGCAAAGTCAGAAGATAAACCCGAACAATTGTTAGATGTTTCTAATGACTCAGGGGCATCAGACGATGGCGCCTCTGATGATGATTTGGAAAACTACAGCGGTAATGTGCAGAAGCGCATTAACCAATTAACTGCAAAGCGAAAGCAGGCTATTGAAGAAGCGCAAGCCGCCTATCAATACGCTCAGCAAATGGCTCAAGAAAATGAGCATATTAAACAGCAGTTATCCCAGCAGCAGCAGGGTTATATTAACGAATATGGCACCCGTGTAGAATCTCAGCATGAACAGGCCAAAAGACTTCTAAAAGAAGCTCGTGATATTGGCGACATCGACAAAGAGATGGAGGCTCAGGACCTTCTTGCTCGCTTAGCTATTGAAAGAGAGCGTGTGCGGGTTCAAAAGACCCGTCAAGAGCAAGTTACAGAGCAGCCAGTTCAACAGGCACAGCAAGCGGCTCCACAGAGGGCGCAAGCTCAACCGTTGGACCAGAAGCTGGTTAGCTGGATGGAAAAGAATGATAGCTGGTTTAACAAGGATATGGTGATGACAAGTGGTGCAAAGGCCATTCACGATACTCTTGTTGGGGCCGAGGGCTTTGACCCAACCAGTGATGATTATTATGCGGAAATTGATAAGCGTATGCGTAAAGAGTTTCCTCACAAGTTTCAGTCGCAGCGGCAAAACGCCCAAGCTGTTGCGCCTGCGTCCTCTGGACGGTCTGTAAAATCAGGGCGGAAAAAGACGGTGGAATTATCCCCAGGACAAGTGGCTTTCGCCAAGAAGATGAATATTCCTCTTGAGCGGTATGCAAGAGAAGTCGCTAAACTAGACTCAAGGAGTTCATAATGGTAGACCGCACAAGCCGGGATTCGCAAACCCGTGAAAAAACAGCGAGAGTAGATGCTTGGCGCCCACCATCAACCCTTGAAGCACCAGAGGCCCCTGTGGGCTTTAAACACCGCTGGATTCGTGAGTCCGTAATGGAATACGATGACCGCAACAACGTCCATAAGCGCCGCCGTGAAGGTTGGGAGCTTGTACGGGCGGAAGATTACCCTGATTTTGATGCACCTGTCATTGATGAAGGAAAGAACGCTGGCGTAATCGGCGTAGGTGGTTTGGTTCTTGCCAGAATACCTGAAGAGATTGTGGAACAGCGTGATGCACATTACCGTAGTGTCACAGAAAATCAAATGGAAGCTGTAGATAGAGACTGGATGCGTGAGTCCAATGCGGCCATGCCCAAGCTAAATCCGCAGCGTTCAAGTCAAGTAACTTTTGGCTCAAGAGGCCAAAAATAAACTCGTAAGGAGAGTTCAAAATGGCAAATAAAGATGCTGCCTTTGGTCTGCGCCCAGCGCGGATGATGAACGGCTCAGCCTTTATGAACCAACAGAACCGCTATCGTATCGCTTCTGGCGCTACAACTGCAATTTTCCAAGGCGACCTAGTGGAAACACTGACTGCCGGAACAATTGGGGTTAAAGCCGCAGGCGAAACCGATGCTGCTCTGGGTGTGTTCAACGGCTGTCGTTACACTGACCCAACCACGAAAAAGGAAACTTTTTCAAACTTCTACCCTGGCTCAATTGCTGCTTCTGACATTGAAGCATTCGTAATTGACGCACCAGACGTAGTTTATGAAATCCAGGCTGACGCTGCAATGCCAGTAACAGACCTGTTCGGTAACTTTGACATTGTTGTTGGCACAGGCGACACAAATTCAGGGCTTTCACGCACTGAAATTGGTGTTTCAACTGGTGCGACCACTGCAACACTGCCTCTGAAAGCGATTGATATTTCGCAAGACCCAGAGAACAGTGACACTGGCTCAGCTAACACAAACGTCATGGTTGTTATCAATAATCATTTGCTGTCTGCTGGCACAGTTGGCTTGGCATAAGGGGACTAGATAATGGCTATTTCAAGAGCACAGCTAGTTAAAGAACTAGAGCCAGGCCTGAACGCCCTGTTCGGCATGGAATATGACCGCTATGACGCGGAACACGCTGAAATTTACGACACCGAATCATCAGACCGTGCGTTTGAAGAGGAAGTAATGCTCGTAGGTTTTGGAAACGCCCAAACCAAACAAGAAGGTGCAGGCGTATCTTTCGACAGCGCTTCAGAAGCATACACAGCACGTTACAGCCATGAGACTATCTCATTGGCATTCGCGCTGACTGAAGAAGCAATGGAAGATAACCTGTATGACCGTCTTGGTGCACGTTACACACGCGCACTGGCACGTTCAATGGCACACACCAAGCAAGTTAAAGCTGCCGCAACGCTGAACAATGCGTTTGACAGCAGCTTCGCTGGTGGCGATGGCAAAGAGCTTTGTGCAACTGACCACCCGCTTGCTGGTGGTGGCACATTCCGCAACGAGCCATCAACTGCTGCTGACCTCAACGAAACTTCACTTGAGAATGCTCTGATTGACATCTCAACTTTCGTTGACGAGCGTAACTTGATTATCGCCCTGCGCGGTACCAAGCTTATCGTTCCACCACAGCTTCAGTTTGTTGCTGACCGTCTGCTGGAATCTACACTGCGTGTAGGTACCGCCGACAACGATGTGAACGCCATTCGCAACATGGGTATGCTGCCAGAGGGTTACACTGTTAACCACTTCTTGACAGACCCAGATGCGTTCTTCATCAAGACAGACGCTCCAAACGGCTTCAAGCACTTTGAGCGTACTCCAATGACCACAGGCATGGAAGCTGACTTCGACTCAGGTAACATGCGGTTTAAAGCTCGTGAGCGTTATAGCTTCGGTTATTCTGACCCACGCGCAGTGTTCGGTTCACCGGGCGCCTAAAGAACCCCTCCCTTGTTTTCGTACTTGGGACGTAAGGGCGGCTTCACAGCCGCCCTTTTTTATTATATACTTAGCTATCCCTGACAGTCGCATGGTGCGGCTGACACTAGCCACGACAGGAGATAATCATGGCTCGCACAACTTTTTCAGGTCCAGTTAAGTCAAACACTGCTTTCTGGGCAAACCCAATCCTTTTTGCAGACCTACCTACTGCCTCAGCAGACAACGAAGGGTACATTTATTATGTATCAAATGCGTTGAAAGCTTCTGAGACAGCAACAAACGGTACAGGCAACATTGTGTTTTCTGACGGTTCTAACTGGATTCGCGTAGACACAGGCGCAACCGCCGCTGCTTAATAGGAGGCTATTATGGCTGGTCCAGTAAAAGCCTTTAATTTCGACCAAGGCGATACCGCCGCTGTAGTCGGCGCCGCACGTTCTCGTGTCCGTCAGGTCGTTATATATGCCGCTGCTGCGGGTGCATTGACTATAAAAAATGGTTCAGCTTCTGGTGAGGTTTTGCTTCAGCAAAGCTTTGGCATTGGGAACCATGTTATGAATATTCCTGATGATGGCATTATTGCCACGGAAGGATGTTTTGTAGCAGCTTTGTCAGGCACAAACAACAAACTAACAATCTTCCTGTCATAGGAGACTGTTATGCCCCACGAGATACGCTCTATAACCCAGGTTGGTACATCTGAACCATTTGAGTTACAGGTGTCTCGTGGGCAAATTACTTTACATTACAACCTTCATAAGTTTGGTTTTAATTCTCTTGTTCAGAACGTAGAGGAAACCATTTGGGATGTGGGCGGTATATATGCCTACCCATCTTCTGCTGTAAAGATGACAGCGACTAGCACAGATGGCGCTAATGATGAAGATGTGCAAGTAACCATTCAAGGCCTTGATGCAGATTATAATGAGCTGTCTGAAACGGTGACGCTTGATGGTTCAGGAACAGCAGAGACAAATAGTTTCTTCTTGCGTGTAAACAGAGCGTTTATTGCTGGCTCACAAGAGCCTTCAGGTACCATCAACATTACTAACGCCTCCACTACATACGCACGCATAACTTTGGGCGAGAATCAAAGTTTAATGGCTATATGGACTGTACCCGCTGGTTATACCGCGTATATGTTCCAAAACAATACAACTTGTTACACTGAGCAAAACAATAAGTTCGGCATCACAAAGCTTGTCACGAGAGAGCCTGGCGGCGTATTCAGAACACAAGACAAACATACTGTTGTTTTGAGTCAAAATGTTGTTGATTACCTAATTCCTAAGTCTATCCCAGAAAAAACTGATATTGAAATGAGAGCTATTGCCAGTAGCTCAAACGCGAACCTACAGGTTTCCGCAAGCTTTGATATCGTGTACATTAAGAATGAGGTAGGTGTATAATGGCACGCAAAAAAGAAAAGCCCATTCGCAAGACCACTGGTAAGGGCGGTAATTACCGCAAGACCAAAGCTGGCGCGGGTATGACAAAGAAGGGCGTTGCAGCTTATCGCAAAGCAAATCCTGGCTCAAAGTTAAAGACCGCCGTAACGGGTAAGGTTAAAAAAGGTTCGGCTGCTGCAAAGCGCCGCAAATCATTCTGCGCTCGTAGCGCTGGTCAAATGAAGAAGTTTCCGAAGGCGGCCAAAAATCCTAACAGCCGTCTGAGACAAGCGAGGCGGAGATGGAAGTGCTAGTTAAAATATTAATAGCTGTAATAGGCTTTTTCACAGCATTGTCAGTGCCATTTATTGGCTGGGTTGGGATTAGCATTGTTGATATGAAGGTTGACTTGGCGGAAACGCATGCGAAGGTTGATGCAAATTATCAAATGATTAGACCCATATGGGAAAAATTTATTTCGGAGAAAAGTGTTGCCAATTTCACGCTCGCAGATGTCCCAGCAAATCAGCAAGCCGGGGAGTAAGAAGATGCCAAAAGATGCTTGTTATAAAAAAGTAAAAGCGCGTTACCGCGTGTTTCCTAGCGCGTATGCAAGCGGCGCCATTGCAAAGTGCCGTAAAGTTGGCGCAAAAAATTGGGGAAACAAATCTAAAGCGAAGAAAATGCGCGGCGGCGGTGCCGTTATGAGAGACAAGCCAACATCTATGTATTAATGGGTCGAATATGGCGGTTAGAAAAACAAAAGCTGGAGCTAGTCTCAAGCGGTGGTTCAAAGAGGACTGGAAGGATGTCCGCACGGGGAAGGCGTGTGGCCGTAGCAAAGGTGAAAAACGGGGTACTCCATATTGTCGCCCCTCTAAAAGAGTCTCTTCTAAAACCCCCAAAACATCCAAAGAGATGACTGCTGCCGAAAAACGTAGTAGGATATCACAAAAGAAGCGTATAGGTCAGCCAGCAGGGAAGCCGCGCCGTGTAAAGTCTCTAAAGAGAAAGAAAAAGTAAATGGCAGTATCAGGCTCTACAAATTTTGAACTAGATGTATCTGACTACATTGAAGAAGCTTTTGAGCGTTGTGGGCTGGAAGTTAAGACAGGTTATGACCTAAAGACCGCTAAGCGCTCTATGAACCTTATGTTTGCTGAGTGGGCAAACAGAGGGCTTAATCAATGGACAATTGTTCAGCGAACTCAGGCTTTAACCACTGGTACATCTTCTTATTCTCTAGACAATGATGTTATTGATGTTCTTTCGATGGTTGTGCGCCGCAGCGGCACAGACATTAGTATAGAGAAAATAAGCCGTGATGAGTTTTTAAATATCCCGAACAAAAGTACGGAAGGGCGCCCAAGCCAATTTTTTATTGATAGACAGGTAACGCCTGTTCTTAAAGTGTGGCCTGCGCCTGAGAATAGCACAGATGTATTAATTTACGATTGTTTGACACGGTTGGATGATGCCGACACGTTTACCAATACTGTTGATGTTCCATTCAGGTTCTATCCGTGTCTTGCGGCTGGATTGGCCTACTACCTCGCTATTAAGCGTGCGCCAGACCGTATTCAATTGCTAAAGTCTGTATATGAGGAAGAGTTTGATAGGGCTCTGTCAGAGGACAGAGACAGAGCTTCCTTCAATGTGGCGCCTAACCTTAGATACTATAGGGTCTGATAAATGGCAAAATATGCTGCTGGTAAATACGCTTACGGCATATCAGACCGTTCTGGCTTTCGCTATCGCTTAAAGGATATGCGAAGAGAGTGGACGGGATTTCTGGTTGGCAAGGACGAGTGGGAGCCAAAGCACCCACAGCTAGAGCCTAAAAGGCATCCTACGGATGCGGAGGCCTTGCGCGACCCCAGGCCAGACACAAACAATATAATGTCTGCTACAATTACTTTTCCTACGTTTGATTTAACAACATTAAAATATATACCTACAGTGAAGGCTACATCTTCTGTAGGAACCGTAACGCTTCTTGGGGTGGTGGAGACAGTCAACCCGACAGGAGTTTCTGCTACCTCTGCTGCTGGCTCTGTAACCATCTCAACAACAAGTGTGGTTATAGCTCAGACTTTCGCTGTGACTGTAGCTTCGTATCTGGGAGCTAATAAGTATTATATTGATAGCGTCAGGCAGGATACAGTTAATTTAAATGAAGGAAGCACATATAGGTTTGACCAGTCTGACAGTAGCAACTCAGGTCATCCGCTCAGACTATCAACAACCTCTGATGGCACGCATGGCGGCGGTACCGAGTACCTTACAGGAGTTGTAAAGGTAGGCATACCAGGTTCTCCTGGTGCCTATACACAGATAACAGTAGCCACAGGGGCGCCAACACTGTACTATTACTGCCAGGTACATAGCGGTATGGGCGGGCAGGCGAATACACCATGACTTACAATCTAACGCAGTTGAAGCAAGCTATTCAGGATTATACTGAAAACAGCGAAACTACTTTTGTTAACAATTTAGATAACATTATTCGCAATGCTGAAGAGCGCATTCTAAAGCTTGTGGATTTGGATTACTTTAGAAAAAACGCCACTGCAAATATGGCTACAGGAAACAAGTACCTGAGCGTTCCGGGAGATTACCTTTCCAGCTTTTCATTTGCTTTTACAGATTCTAATGGCGATACGCAGTTTTTATTGCAAAAAGATGTCAATTTTCTGCAAGAGTACGCGCCGGACTCGTCTGTGACAGGTGTGCCTAAGTATTATGCTCAATTTGATATTGATAATTTTATTATGGCGCCTACGCCAGACAGCAGCTATGTTGTAGAAATACATTATTTTTACAGGCCAAACTCAATAACAGGCTCCGCGCAAACTTCTTGGTTTGGCGATAACGCTCCAGATGTTTTGTTATACGCAAGTCTTGTTGAAGCTTATACCTTTATGAAGGGCGAGGCAGACATGCTTCAATTGTACGAGTCAAGATTTGCTGAGTGCATCTCAAGACTTAAAAACTATGGGGAAGGCCTAGAGAACACTGATGCGTATAGAGAGGGTCTTGTTCGCATACGCAAAACTTAGGCACTTAGCTTGGAGGGGCAATGCAATCAACATCTATATCTAAACACTCTTTTAAAACGCGAGCCTCAATATTCCATGACAGTCTTGGTCAGGAACATTGTGACCTGGTTCTTTCTGCGTATAGTGAGTCCCAAAAAATAGATAACACGGGACCAAAAAGAGACAATCTTTTAAACACGGAAAGAACTGGCTGGGACATCCATAAAAATCCTTTAGCTAATAGCGTTTGGAAGGAAGTCTCTTATAGATTTTCTCAGTTGTTCCATGATGATATGTTTCACCCAGGTTTAGAGTTCGTAGAGTTAAATGTCTTTGAGTCATGGATTGGGGTTTCTCAAGAAAATGCTGTCGTAGAGCCACATCATCACGGCGCCTGTCCTTTTTCTTGGTCTTTTGTATTTTACGCTAAAATACCAAACCTACACTCTTCTTTAAACTTTGTGGATTTTAGCTATGACCATTTAAAAATAAAGGTTAGAGAAGGGGACGTTTTATGGTTCCCTTCTAATATTGGTCATTATTCTAATGACACTGCTCCAGGAAGAACTGTATTTTCAGGAAACTTTTCTGTATCAATGAACATGAAGGGAAATTAGATGTTAGATGCAAGCTTAGAGGGTAAAGAAATAGCTATTGTCGCGCTGGGGGGGAGTTTTTCTGACTTTGTTTATGCGCGTATGAATTCACAGCATTTTGATGAAATATGGGGAATCAACTGCATTGGCGGCATATTTCACGTTGACCGCACATTTATGATGGACCCAGCGGCGCGTTTTCTTGATGATGTTAAAGCTGGCACCCAAACGGGCATCGCTGAAGAGTTTTTGTTAAAAACCCCTAGCAAGGGGCCTATATATTCTTGTTGCCTTGATGATAGGGTTCCTGAGATTATTGAATACCCTTTAGAAGAAGTTATAACCGCAACTAAATTTAGTTACTTCAACAATACAGTTGCATACGCAGTGGCCTTTGCAGTCGCTCAAAATGTTAGCAAAATATATATGTATGGTGTTGATTTTAGCTACAGGCAAAACCTTCATTTCGCGGAAGCTGGTAGGTCATGCGTAGAGTTTTGGTGCGCTATGGCCCTAGCTAATGGTATTTCCATACAAGTGGCGCCGCATTCTGGGCTTCTTGATACTAATGTTCCTGAAGATGAAAAGATATATGGGTATCATCGCCTTGATGACCCCCTTGTTCAGAGGGTAACTGATGGGGAATTAATCATATCTAAAAAGTCAAAAATGTCTGAGTTTGAAAGTGAAAATGGTTTGTCATCACCAGAGCCTTTGGATGGCAGAGAGCCTGTTCTTATTGGCAGGCATGATGTTAAGGGTGTTACATACCATGATTGAGGTGGATTTATTCCCTGTTAAGTGTTTCTTACTGGAGGTTTCCTCGCCGCAAGAAATCCTTAACGAATGTCTTGAGAAGAAAGAGTCTATAAAAGATGTGGATTTTTCAAACAACTTAACTTGGCATAAAAATCATTTTACTGATTACTCAAGCCCCGTGAAAATATTTTCGTTTGAAAATCAAATCAAAGAGGCGCTAACTTCCTTTCACAAAAAAACAGGTCTAACAGTTTCTTTGATAGAATATTGGACAGCTTTTTATGGAGAGGGCGCCGTGCATGAACCACATGTCCATAATATAAGTATTTTTGATAGTATAAATTACTCTGGGGTTTTGTATTTAACGGGACAGGGTGGGACATCTTTTTTTTGTAATCATGGGCTTAGTAAAGAAACAACAGCTACCACAGACGGAAAGCCTGGAAGTGCGTTTTTGTTTCCCGCAGCTTTGCCTCATACTTTCAGTAAAGAAGGTGAAGGGGAGAGAGTTGTAATGTCGTTTAATTTAAATATACATGGGTCAATATAATGATTAGTTTTCCAACAGAAATACAAGTAGCCAAAGTAAATGTGATGACTTCTGATGAAGGTGGTCACAGCACCGAACAAATTGTTGAGCTAGCTATGGACAGGATACTAAAAGTTTCTGAAACCGCCCCGCCAGCGATTAAAGAACAGGCCGAAGCCTTCCAAAACAACATACGTCAGGTGCTCTATGATTACATGGAGTTGGCAAGGCGCGAGGAGCGTGGTACAATCGCTCAGAGAATGGCTAAATCCGGCCATAATGAAATAGCTGACCTTGTAAGGAGAATTTAATGGCTATCACTCAGGCAATGTGTACCTCGTTTAAGACACAGCTTCTTACAGGAACACACGATTTTACAAATGGTTCTGGCGGCACGTTTAAGTTAGCTTTGTACGCAATTAGCGGTGGCGGTAAGTCGTCAACAACAGCTACTTTGGGCGCGTCTACAACTGCATTCAGCACAACTGGTGAGGTTGCTTCATCTGGCTCATACGCAACTGGCGGCGGCACGTTAACAAATGTCACCCCTAGTGCAGATGGTACAACCGCAATCACTGACTTTAATGATGTTAGCTTCACAACAGCTACAATTACTGCTCGCGGTGCGTTGATTTACAATTCGTCTGCCACAAATGCAGCGGTTGCAGCTTTGGACTTTGGTGGCGATAAGACATCAACAGCCGGAACTTTTACAATTCAGTTTCCAACTGCTGACGCTTCTAACG